TTCCATATCATTTGTGAGGCAATAAAAAGTATATGGGCGATCAATATGGGTATCTATTGACTGTTTCAAACGAGCAACATCATCTGCCGTATAATCACGCTCTCTAAAATCTCCTGTCCAATATAAACAGATTATATTCATTGTGTATACATTTTAGGACGTATCCAATCATCTGTAATCTCCCAATCAAGTGAAATACCTAAGAATAAGAAAAGTGATTCAATCTCTTCCCTATCCTTATTAGCAACTTTATTAATATCGAGGGTCATGGAATATTCAACCAACTCAGTACATTCCCTCTGTCTCTCATGCAGAGCCTGGATGAATGACCGCTTGACATTGTTCGATCGTTTACGCATCTGCGGATGGCGATTCATACTATCAAATACCGCTTCCTCGGATCGGTAAGGGAATACCCACAATGCCTCAGGATAGGCTTCACTCCAAAACTTATTGAATACCAGCGTCCATGTTGTCTTCACCAACCACGAACGATTAATAGGAACGAATGCTTCAATTTCTTCTTTTAGCCGACGCCCATTATGCGCTGCGTACCAATTCACAGGCTGCTTGCATAAAGGGACATTCCAATTCTTATATCCCAATCGCATACCTTCGCGTTTCATAAGGTCTTTTATATCTTGGTTCTCACTGACAACATCCGAATTCGTTCCAGGAAAAAGAGTGGTCCGTCCGCGTCCTACCCATACACCATGTTTGGCTAATAATCCAGCCAGCATCGTTGTCCCGGATCTTGGCGGAGCAGCAATTAGTATAGGTCTTTGGTTTTTCATAATAGGACATCCTCCTTTTTTGTCCACCATACATTATCCGTACGGGCCAATCGATAATTAGGAATCAACTCGACAACTGCTTTGTAGACCCCCGGGATATTAATATCATGTCCCGTCACCAATCCTCCTTCTTTCAATTTGGGAACCCAAGCCTGTATGTCTTTCAATACAGAGGTGTATCCGTGATCAGCATCTATGAATATAAAATCCAATGAGCCATCTCGTACATGATCTGCCATCTCCCATGAAACACCCTGAAGGATAATTACCCTCTTTCTGCGGATATATGCACCTAGTCGTTTATTAAATCTCCGGAACTCCTCCACGTGATCATTATCGGCATAGTTATAATAATCACTTTGTAATTCCTTCGGAACCATTCCCCACATATCAACGGCATACAATTTTAAACCTTTGCAGTGAGCCATGAGCAAATAAGTAGTGCCTCCTATCTTGCATCCGATCTCAGCTCCTCGGTGATATCGCTCTTCGGTGATCTTTTTAATCAACCAATTGGCTCTATTATATCGTATTCTAATTCTACGCTTCGGCATGTATGATTTCTTTATAAGGGAATGTCAAAGTCTTCACAGTTCCATTTTTCGATCTACGGATTTCATTTGCTCTGAATTGATCCTTATATCGGTTCCGTTCAAATTCACTTGTGCAAGCATCCGAAATATCCTCCGGAGTGAACAACGTAAGGGCAATGTGGAGTGTATGGGTCAGGATTCCTTTTAGTCTTTTACGATACAGGCCTGTGGTGCCGTAATACAATCCGGCGAACCGTTCATCATGTCCTCCTATCTTCCAATACATCTCCCGAGTCATCAAATAGGAATTGCCATGAGACCCTGGACTGGGGTGACCCAATCGGGACAAAAAATAAATGCATTCCGGATTCAACGCTCCCATCGCTTCTATAAGTCTTTCGAACTCCTCATGACTCAACATGTGATCCATATCCGTCAATAACAACCATTTGCTCTGAGCATGGTGAGCTCCTATATTCCTACAGGCTCCCCAATTCCAAGGGACTTTCTTTTTGATGCGGTACAAATGTCCGTCAATTCCTTCCGGAAATGCAAACACGGGAATCTCCGCCGAATGATCATCTACTATAAATATAGATAACCGCTCCCGAAGATTATGAGGATACTTCTCCCACTCCTGCAAATGCCTCTGTAGCATCTCTGGATTATTATAATAGGGATATATCAGACTAAGATTGTCCATTTAAAAGTTCTTTTACCGATACCTTTTTAAAATCCTTGATTGCACTGTCCGGACTGGCATTGATTATTTCAACTCCCATCCTTCGAGCATCCTGGGCAATTGCCGAGAACCCTTGCAGGTGCCTATGAAATGGTAAAGCCCCTGCGGGTCTGTTCTTCTTATTAGAGGTGCCATACAGCCCGTGCCAATGTTGTTTACTATCTTCCCCCAGCTTCATATCAAATCCCAGCAGTATGATCGTCTTTACACCTGTATGGACGGCTAAACTTATTGCCGCCGCTCCACTGTTTTGATTCCAGCTCACCAACCCATTATGAGAACTAATTCCTTTATTGTGTTTCCGATCTCGAGCAACATGCTTGATCTTCTCCCCGGAAAACTTATTACCGTGGACGTGGGGATGGCATGAAACTTTCAATCCAGGAAACTGAGTCAATTGTTCTCTGTTTAAAAAGAACCAACGTTTGTCCCCAAAGAAAGCTATATCGATCCAGTTACCGATCTTGTATGCCACATTGACACCAATGACATGCTTATCGTGGATCGCTTCCATGTAAGGGGAGTAAACGCTGGGAGACGCCCGGCCAGCTACTACCGACTTGATGATCTCTTCAGGTACATCAAATTGTCGGGGTACGCTAGGGCCACCTCCTATTATCCAGCATGCCCCACCTTCCCATATTGGTGGAACGTGCCAGATCATGCTTCCAGTCCCTTGATATAGTCAAGTCCTTTTTGACGGGTCAGGGCTTTCTCATTCATCTTCTTACCTTCCCCATCAAACACATCATAAAAGTTACTGGTTTCCCGTTTCGTGAGGGTGAACTCACTTTCTACCGACTTGAATTCTTCCTCGGGTAAATCACCTACATCGTCCCCATCTACCAAAATTACAGTATCACGAAAAATGGTAGGGATATTCTCTGGGTATTCTTTGAACGACTGCCCAGGTTTAATTATACGACCACCTATCCGGAAGGAACCCCCTCCGATCTTACGGAAAGTTGATTTTGCTCTTTCTTTTTTACGTTCCATTTTAATCTTTATTTTTAAGTTAATAAAAAATCACTTTGATTAAGTGATTATAGATTAAGCAGCCAAGTGGACAATACCGCTGGCTCCGTTCTGATCACTTCTGATCTGAGGAACCTGGATTGTCATCACTTTGTACTTATGAATCATATTCCCTTCGGTAGTCCATTCAACATTCTGAATACCCATTCCACGAACCAGCCTTACAACGTCTGAGGTCATCTGCACCAGCAGTACATTATTGGCAGTTAAGGTATCTACAACCATGATCCCGGTGATCCCGCTGATCTTCAGAATACGCTCCCTGATAGTGGTCCCGGGGGTATCTGCAGCATAATCCTCATCCAATACAGTTTCATAGGCCGTTGGTATGTACAATTTCCACGGTCCGAAATGCTTCGCAGCAATACTGGATTGTTTCAGAGACAGAACCTCTGCTACAATTCCTGCAGCTGTCTTTGCAGAGTCATCCCAATTTGTACTCAGGGTGACTTCGTTACGATCCGGATGGTTTACATAACTGTATATGCTATTCCTTGTACGACTGTCCGTATCTCCCCAGGCATATTCAGTATCCGTAAATAACATCTCCTCCAGCTTCTCCTTAACCTTACGGGCCGATCTCTCAGTAAGTGTGGTATCAAGAGAATTCCCCAAGTTCCGACTAGCAGCCAAAGCACGAGCGTTAATCTCGTAATCGACATGTATGATCGGTATGGGCAGGTAATTATGCTGGAAGTTCGGGCGGTCATTTATTCCGCGGGTCACAGCATCCATCGTCAGCTCGGCTGACAGAGCATCACTCACGTCATGCCATTCGAGAACAGTTGTTCCCATAGCATTTCCCAAGTTGTAAGTTAATCCAGCACTGACCAAGTCATCAACTCCTCCGAGCCTCTGCTCAGAAACTTGCAGAACTGCATCATCCAGCGTCTTCCATTCATCCCTGCGAAGGGTAGCATTGGTTGCTGGAATATTTTTGTAACTGGTTGGCTCGGTAGGATCTCCTCCTACATATACTGACATATAAGATCCCATATGATTCCCTTTATTATCAGTATGGATATATGGACGCATCCGTCCATGATCCAATTTACCCTGCTGAGCCATTATCTCAGCGAGTTGCCCAGAACCACCACCTTGTCCTAATAAATCTACATTAACATCTGGCATTTTAATTTCCTCCTTTCATTAAACAATTCGTAATCTGATCCGGGTATTGTATCCAAGAACCCCACTGGAATCTTCTCCCCCACTTGAGTCTGAAAGATCCTTGGCCTCCAGGGCCACTCCTACAATTGAGTTTGGAACTACGGTGAGTGCACCTGCTTCGTTAGATTCAAAGGATTCAACATCGGGGACATGCTCCTGCAGTAATCCCGCTCCGTTAGATTCCAATACATCTCCGATAGCAATCGCTTCACCGTCAGCTAAAATACCATATACTTGATCACCTGTGTTAGGAATCCAAGCCTGTACTTTAGAAGAGACCGCATAAAGATCATCTACTCCATCACCCTGCAACTCATCTTCGAGTGCAAATATGGATGGTAAAACATTTCCTCCAGCGGTTGAATGTGCCTGATAAGTTCCGGCACTCGTTATTTCAAGCAATGTTCCAGGTATGATGGTAACCGCAGTCGACGTTACTTCCTCGATCACATCTGAATACTTCTTAGCTTTAATTGTTCTTACATCTGCCATTTTAATTTCCTCCTTTCGTTATTCTTATTTTGATTTCTTTTTATCCATTCCGACAGGAAGCATGGGAGGAATTTCGCTGCTATCATTTGATCCACCAGCTCCATTCGGACCATAATTAACAACCTCCTTATATACCGACTTATACACGCTCGTAAGCGTTTCGGCTTTCATAGCATTCAGACCTTCTTCGGTCCAGGTTCCTTTCTCAGTGTTTGCAAGAATGGTTTTAACCATCTCATCCTTTTTCTCCTTGTGGAGACTGAGAGCGGAACGCATTTGATCTTGCATTTCGTCAGGGAGGAAATCAATGAAGTCGTCACTCTTGTTCAATACTTCTTTTATCCCTTCCTTAACTTGCTCTGCTGATAATGCCTGTGGGACATCATCCTTCTTCTTGTCCTTGTCCTTGTTAACAACCGGCTCCGGATCTTTTTCCTTCTTAGGGATCAACTTGGTCACCTGGTTCTCTTCCAAGGTCAATAACCACTCCTTGTCCTCCTTGGTGTAGTTTGTGCGCTCATTTGCAATAAGCTCATTAACCACATCCTCGCAACAAGGTTTGTTCTTGTCACTCATGTTCTTGTCCTCCTTTTTTAAATTATTAAATTTCGTCCTGACCATATTAGTGACCGGGACATACTCCAACTTCTGACGGACTTCGGTAATCGTCTCCCCAAACACAACGGCACCGTCTTCGTTTACCGAATACGATCGTTGATACAGAGAGCTTCCCCCTTCTCCGCCGCGAACCTCATAGACGAACGCTTCCTCATAAAATTCCCGAAGGTAATACGATTTAGAATTCGTATCCATGCTGTCCAATTTTGCCTGAATCAAATTACCGGTTTCACGATAACCCTGATCTTCGTTATCCGAGATCGAGATTACTGCAAATCCTTCACGACTCAGGTCTTTCATTGTTTGCAACAATTTGTTTTTCATAGTTTCATCCGTTCCTCCTTTCATATTTGATCGAATGCCACAACCGTCGTTCCAACTACATGCACCTTCACCACCCGGCAAGAGGGCAAGATGATCGGGTCTGTGATTTCTGGCAATGGCTTCGTAGGTTTCTCCTTTAAATTCTCCAGTGATTCGTTCTTCATCCGTAAATACCCCTATGCTGACATCCAGCGGGATACCTTGACGAATCGCCCCTAACGCCTCAGGGCTTATGGTCCTCAGGTGGGCTTCGTCGATCCAGGCTTCTGCCTTTAGTTGATCCCCTTCCAATCGGGACGCAAATATCCTACCGACATGCGTGTTGGCCATATCGGGGCTGTTGGCTGATACATTAACTCCATTCTTCATGGGATGCTCGACGACAATAGGCATTCCATTATATGCTTCCGGTACCCGTCCGAACTCTGCGGTAGGATGCAACAACGGCCCAAGTGAACCATTATGGACTCCTTCAACCATCATTATAACAGGGACCACAATATGAGTCCGCCCTTGGTATGTTTCAGAACGAATTGTGTAATTGTCATTCAATCGACGAATAAACTGCGTTAAGGTTTCCATTTTAGTTTCTTGTTATATTTAAAAAAAGCACACTGATCCTCGGGCCACTCTCCTATCAAGGTAAAGCACCCGGGATTCTTTTGCATGAACTGTACCGGAGCCAAGAATGGTTTAAATCCATCCCTAGGTCGGCTCCGGTAGAAATAGTAATCCAATAATCCTAGTATGGTCACTCCTGGAATCCAATAAGGACTCAAAGCCTGGATGGCTTGTGAGAAAGTAGGATTGCGTTTCGGAGCGTCGAACAAGCATATCTCAATCGGATCACCCGGGTATCCTTCTATCTTATTCCCGATGCGTCCTTTAGTGGGTTTTATATTAGGATAAATCGCTTTGACGTTCTGTAGGAATAAAGGCAACAGGTCTTGCCTCTTATGAATCGGGACTCCTTGCGCCGTGGCTTTGATGACCTCAGCAGGACTGGCCTCCCACTTATCATAACAGTAGAATGGACGATCGTACCCAGCCTCAACTAATCCTTCCAACAGAGGGACAGCCGAAGCGCCTAACCAACAGCCCAACTCAATGGCAACGCCTTGCCTTTTCCATGCCCGTCCTATTTCCCGAAGGAAGTCATGAACTACGGGAGGAGACATTGCTGGTATATGTTTTACTTGACTCATCCTAATCCTTTTCTTGTTACAAACGTTGTCTTATATGGTAACGCTACACACCGGCATCCTACATGGAGAGGAATCATAAACCGAATCTGATCCAATGTAAATACCTCACCCTGTAAATCAGCACATTGATTGCATACCCGATTATCTCCTGCCGTCATCCATTCTCCCTTTACGATCACTCCTTGTACAGCCCAGTTCTCATATTCATTTACCATAGCTTGATGATGTGCCCGGATAGTCTCTGTATGGGCAATCATCTCAGCACGTCTACGAGCTGGTATCCAACGTCCAAGTGTATCTTTAATACCTAACTCCCCGGCACCTGATCCATTTATCGTAGCGACGAGCTTACGAGCTAATAAGCCCGTTCCATCACCATCAGCTAACCCCTGAGCCAGGACCCGGCTGATTTGTTGATCCATTTGTGCTGTTATTCCTTTTAATTCTGAGAATGTACGGGTATACATCAATCCAAGGGCATCTATATGGAAAGGAGTGCCCATTGATATTTGTATTCCTCCTGTCTGTTCAATCGAAGGAACTCCGAACCCAGCCTTATCTAATTCGTATCGGGCACGGATCACCCCGCGTTTATATGAATCGAATACATACTTATTCGTCCAGGCTCCATCCACCCCCATACCAACCTGTTCAAGAGATCGTATATCGAGTATCCCTTTATCCACTTGGGTATTCAACCAATCCATAAACGCAGTATGTTTGTCTGCTGATCTCGGGAAGTCGAATGCCCTTCTCCCAGGTATGTTAATTTGGTATATAGAAGGGTTCATCCCAAATACATCCTGCGTGACGATAGCCTTCCGGATGGCCTGAGTCAGTTCATTGAACCGCCTCCGTACTTCCCGGGCAAATGCTTTCCTCAAGGTCAGCGTCCGGGTAGGGTCAGCGGAATTGACGTTTATCGGAGGATGTATATGTGTACAGACTTCCATCATTATGTTTGTCTTACCATTGGTTGATTTTCTTCTTGTGACCGAGCCAGGATCTCTGCATCAATTACCGCTTGCTCCTCTGGAGTAGGTCGGCTCTCTGCCTCCGCTTCATCCATCTCCTTTTCCCAGGCATCTTTCAGTTCCTGTATATATTCAATTTCTTCTTTATCAAACCCGAGGAAGAATTCCAGGAATGCATCCGGTGGGATAACTTCGCCAACCATCGCCGAGGCTGTATACTTCGCCAATGCCTCTGAACGCTCTTTACCTATCTCAACCCGTTCCTTCTCACTCATCGAGAACAGATCCTCCCACTGCACATCGTATCCGTCCTCTCCAGCCTCTGGTAATACTCCATACTTGATACAGGCATCAATGAATGGACGTACGATACGGGGCTCAGCATATTCCTCCCGGCGGTTCTTTACAAAAGTCAACCATTCTTCTTTATCCTGTGAGGAAGACAGCTCCCCGCGCTCCGATCCTGTAAGTATCCTTTTTGGAATCCCTGTGACGGCTGATATCATTTGTATCTGAACATCGACATGATTCGCAGGATCACTGATCTGTTGGGCAAGTCCTTCCAATGAGACACCTTCATTTACAAATATCCTTCGGAGGTTGTGTTCAAACTCATCTACCTGATCCTGGAGGGCATCTTTCATCCCTGGGGTCAGTACAAAGTCTTTATCTACTTTACCAGCGTACCCAGGACGGGCCCCCCGCCAGAACATCTCACCATCTCCTCCTACGATCTTTTCCAGGTCCATTAACCGATTAAATACGACTTCCAATCTTGGGGCTCCTACCACCTCAGACTCCAGCATATCATCCACCACATGAATCACTCTTGTATAATGGACCTTCACAGTGGTATTCGTGTCGCTGGCAGATTCCGTAATATTTATCTCATATAGTAAAGGCATACCATATCGGGGATTGGTAGGATTGGTTTCATAGGTATTTACCTTTGCTGATCCTTCACCAAATGGTTTGACATAATTCAGTTTTAATTTTGCTCCGGCAACAACGGGACCTGCGAATCCTTCATTGTTCGCGACGTCACTCAGCCCTAACAATAAGACCCCATACCGTCCGATGCCTGATAGTTTATCCAATCGCCCAAACCGGGACTTCAATCCTATACGGTCCTCCAGGTCATCGTATGCTTTTTCTAATGCTGTTTTTTCGTCGTCATCCGATTCCGTGATTCCCAGCTCTCCTGACCAGGTCGTCTTTACAGGACGATCGATTATGGCCTTCGCCATATCCTGACGGGTGTACTGAGCCATGTATTCCGTGTAGGAGATAGTCTTCTTATATCCAAGGGCTTCATACAGGTCTCTGTCCGTCCCGTATTGTTGGCCAAGTTTACCCATCATCGAGAAGCGATCCACAATGACACTCATCGCCTGTACCCGCGCCATCAGGGCATTGACTTCCGGATCATCTTTTTTATTTGTCGTGAACTTGGTTCGTTTCATAACTCTTTTATTGGTATTGCGATTGCAAAAGTTAAAAATACTGTCCGCCCCCAAAGCATCCCTGTTGAAGGATCTATTTTTTGTACTACTTTATCCCAGTTGCTTGTGCTGCCTGCATAGTCAAATGGCAGTCCCCGAGTGGCGTTATATACAGGATCAAACAAAGCTATCCTGAAAGAGACATAAGAAAGCAGATACCAGTACCAAGTGTTTTTCTTATAATCAAATATAAAAGGACTGGCTAATAGCAATCCTGTTGAAGCTGCTTTAAAGCTATGAGCTGGGATTTTGTTTCCGTTATCGTAAAGCCCGTCTCCTATTGCAGACAGGACTACCGCCCCTGTATATATTCCGATTACTTTTACAGGCTCCCAGTTCTGCGCCTGACTATGCAGCCATACGGTAATTAGAATCAATATGAATAACGTCTTTTTCAATTCCATAGTTCTGTTTGTCTCCAAATGCTATCATTTGAAAATCAGTTTTTTAATCGGCTCAATCAATGCCGGCTCCTTTAGCACTATCAATTTAATATCTACTATCGGTAACTTTATCAGTTCTGTCCTAAGCACCTTATCTGTGAAACTTATTTTAGTTGGTATCTTTAACTTTATCCCAAACTCTGCAAGGTCATCGAGTATCTCAGCAGGGAGGATGAAATTGCCGTCTTTGGTCTCAATGGGATCAATGGCATACCAGTCCGTTATAAGCATCCTATAGAGGGTGTCTTGCCCTTTGGGGATAACTATATAGTTCTGCGCTGAAAGTCCCAGAGAGAGACTAAGGAACAGGATTAACAAGTATTTTTTCATGTTCTTGTATTCTTAGTTGTAAGGCCAAATATTGTAGCTGCATTATTTGCTCTAATTCAATCATTGCAATAATTCCCGTTCCTAGCGCATCGAGAGCCGCCTCAAAATAGTTTGTCAGGTTGGTTACATTTGTTTGAGAAAAACCGGAACCGTAAGCTGCCATTGATACCTGATCGGCTCGGAATCCTGCCGCCACATCATCATCATTATAAGCACCTACATAAAAAGAATGGGTGGGTGTTCCTTTTGAGGCGGTTATAGCGTTAATTATTGCCGTTCCAT